CAGCAGATCGAGGACTGGACGCGCCGCGCCATCCTGACGCAGACATGGGACTATTGCCTACAGGCGTGGCCTGGCGGTAAGTTTATCGCCATCCCGCACGGCAACCTGCAGAGCGTATCATCCGTCAAGTGGAAGGATGAGGACGCGACGGAAACGACGCTGACCGAGACGACCGACTACCTGGTCGAACAGAACGGGACAATGTGCGGACGGATCGTCCTGCCCTACGCGACGGGCTGGCCGTCCGGAGTGCTCTATCCGTCCAACCCGATCACGATCCGCTACGTCTGCGGCTGGTCCACGCCGGAGCTGGTGCCGGAGACGATCAAGGCGGCGATCCTGATGACGGTGGCCGACATGTATGAGAACCGGAGCGTGCAGGAGTTCAACACGATCAACCAGGGATTCTCCGTCAACAAGAGCGTGGAGATGCTCCTGGCGAGCCAGAGGCTTTGGATGTGAGGATCGGCGACCTTAAAAAGAGGATCATGCTGCAATCGCCCTCCGTCGCGGCGGATGGAATGGGCGGGCAAAGCGTGACTTGGACTGACGTCAAGGAGGTGTGGGGGGCCATCTGGCCGACATCGGCGAGCGAGGTCATGTCGGCACAGTCGGCGGTGCTGTCGGTCAGCCATCGCATCCGCATCCGCTACCGATCCGACATCACATCTGCATGGCGGGTTTACTATACCGACGGGGGCAAGTATTACAACATCGTCAGCATCATCGACCCGAACATGCGGCACTGGGTGCTGGACCTGATGTGCATGGAGACAACGTAGCATGGACGCGTACCTGACCGCCATCATGACGAAGACGACCGGATCGGCATTCAGCACGGCCGTCGGCGGGCGGATATACCTGGACGCCGCGCCGGACAAGGCGACTTTCCCGTACTGCGTCTTTTTCATCGTGAGCGCGGTCCCGAACGGGACGTTCACGGAGGACATCGACGACATCATGATCCAGTTCAGCCTGTTCAGCACATCGAAAGGCGCGACGGAGATCACGGGCCTGTACAACAACCTGACGGCCCTGTTCGATGACTGCACACTGACCGTCACGGACGCGCTCTCGCTGTCCTTCAGCCGCGAGAACCTGATGACATCCGTCGAGGACATGACGACCACGACAGGGACCGTCGGCATCAAGCATTGGTCCGTGGACTATCTTGGAAAGGTGCATTACACGGCATGATTGACATCATTATCCTGGCGCATGACCAGCACGAGATGACGGCGGACTGCCTGGAGGCCGTCCGGATGAACACCGCCACGCCGCACAGGATCGTCCTGGTGGACAACGGATCGGTCCCGCCTTACGATGGGGCGGCCATCCGCAATGAGCGCAACCTGGGATATCCTGCGGCCGTGAACGAGGCAATACGGCAGACAGCCGGGGATGTGATCTGCCTGCTGAACAACGACGTTTATGTCACGCCCGGATGGGACAAGCGGCTCCTTGAAGGGCTTGAGACTTTTGACATCGTGGGGCCGATGACCTCGTATGCGGCTGGTGTCCAGCTCACGACCATCGGGCACTACGATGACCTGGAAGGCCTGAACCGCCGCGCTTTGGAGTTTGCGCGGAAGAACGCGGGGCGGACGAAAGAGGTCAACTGGGTCACGGGCTTCTGCTTCCTGTTCAAGCGGTCCCTATGGAATGAGATCGGGGAGTTTGACACGTCCATGTGGCCGTGCAATGGCGAGGAGATCGACTTCTGCATGAGGGTGCGGAAGGCGGGCAAGAGGATCGGGATCATCCAGGATGTCTATGTCCACCACGACGGGTCAAAGACCTTCACTTCGATGAACCTTGAATATGAGAAGATCGTTGAACGGAACGACAAATACCTGGCCTCGAAGTGGGGTGATACGGTCTGGCTGGACCAGTGCATCCTGTCCAATGGCGACGGCCTCCGGCTGAACCTGGGATGCGGCCCGTTCAAGCTCAAGCACTTCAAGAACATCGACATCAACAAGGACCTGAAGCCGGACATCGTGGCGGACATCACGGACCTTCCGTTCGAGCCGGGCACCGTGGACGAAATTTATGCCGGCCACGTTCTGGAACATTTCGACTGGCGGGACGGAGAGCGGGCGTTGGGACATTGGGTGTCGATGCTGCGGCCGGGAGGCAAGATTAGCGTGAGCGTCCCGGATTACGACATGCTCTGCCGGACTTACCTGGCACATCCCACGGCGGAGCGGCTGCGGGAGTTCAACGACAAATATATTTACAGCTACATCCAGAAGTCGCCGCATAAATACGCGTACAACGAGGCATTGCTGGAGGACGTGATGATGAGGGTCGGCCTGGTCAACCTCAAGCGGATGCCGGTCGACCACGAATATTTCCCGCATGCCGTTGACTGGCAGGTCGGGATCGAGGGGAGGAAAAGAGTAACGTGAGGGTAACGAACTTCAAGCTGGGGATCTGTATTCCGCTGACATACCACTCGGTTCCGTCGGCCTTCTTTGACAGCTTCATCGCCATGGAGAAGCCCGACTTCCTGTATTTCCGGACGAGCGGCAAACCCCTGGACGACATGAGGAACGCATTGCTGGACGACGCCATGTCCGCAGGATGCACCCATATCATCATGATGGACACGGACCAGTGCTATCCGGCCAACACGATCCCGCGATTGTTGAGCCATAACCTGCCGATCGTCGGTGGCATGGTCAACAGAAGATACCCGCCTTTCGACCCGCTGCTGCTCATAGGTGACATCGGGGGCTATCGAACCGCGGAGGACTGGAAGCCGGGAGATCTGGTCGAGGTTGATGCCACAGGGACTGGGTGTCTGCTGATTCAGACGGAAGTGTTCAGGAAGATGCCGTCGCCGTGGTTCCGGTTCCGCATGGTCGGCGGCAGGCAGGTCGGCGAGGACATCGGCTTCTGCGCGGACGCGAAGGCGGCAGGGTTCAAGATATTCGTGGACACTTCGGTCGAGATCGCGCACCTGACGCAGTTTCAGGTAACGATGGGGACCTATGAGCTGTTCATGTCGGTGGAGAAGGAGAAGAAGCGAAGGGCGGAAAAGGCCGCACAACAACAGGCAGCATAACTTTAAGGAGGATTGAACAATGGCATTCTGGAGTGGAGTGAATCAGAAAGTAACCCTTGGCACGAACACGGTCGTCGGTATGGGCAACTGGAAGCTGACCGGCATCACGACCGATCTGCTGGAGTCCACATCATTCGGCGACACGGCAAAGAGCTACATGACCGGGCTTCTGGACTACGGCGAGGTGTCCTTCGGCGGGCTGTACGATGTGGCGGACACGAACGGGCAGACCATGCTGCTGTCGGCGCTTTCGGCGAACAGCAAGATCGGCAACATCCGGCTGTACGTCAACTCGGCATCCTACTGGACCCCGAACGTGACGGCCGTGTCGGCATCCGGCATGTACGTTCGGTCTGCCAGCATCGGAGCGGACAAGAGCGGCCTGGCCACGATCGAGTTCTCGGCCAAGTGCACCGGCCCCTGGCTGCTCGTGTAAGGAAAGGCGACGGTGATCTATGACGATCTATGATGTGGGCGAACAGACCGGGGCATGGTTCGACCTCCCCGGCGGGGGGAGGCTGAAGCTCCGCACGATCGCGCCGGAGGACTGGCGGGAAATCCGCAGGGCCACGGTCACGAAAGGGCCGCCGGAATACGTGAAGCTCGATGGGAAATACCAGCGTTTTCAGGAGGAGATCGAGAACAAGGACCTCCAGACGGAGATGATCTGGGACCGCACGATCCTGGACTGGGAAGGAATCCTCGACCGGAACGGAAATCCCATTCCCTGCACCTATGAATGGAAAGTCCGGCTGATGCTGATGGCCGTTCCGGACTTCCGGGACTTCTACAACGAGAAAATATCCGCGCTCGTGGAGGCCGAGGCAGGAGCAAAGGCGGCATCTGAAAAAAACTCACAGACTGGGTTGACTGGGTAGACCACCAGCAACCCAGGTGCGAGTCCTGCCGCATGGTCTACGCCATGCACGAGCCGCCCGCGACACCGCCATGTGACGGTTGCCGGGTGATTCTCTCGGCCGAGAACGAAGATGCGGCGCTGGTCTACATGACGGTGCGAAGGCAGTACATCACCGGGGAGTACGGGCGCGTGGTGGACATTTCGATTCCGGCAGTCAAGATCGTCATGGACCTGTACGGAATCATCGACCAGAAGCGGTGCCTGGAGAAGGTCCTGAAAACATTCTACACCGCAACGGCAAAGGATACCGGAGAAAAGGATGAGGCTGGATTCCTGGCGTGAGGGCGAGG